CTTGGCGCAGGATCTGATGCCGCACATGCAACGAATGATGGCGGACGCGGCGAAGAGTAACGCCGCCAAGCTGTACGACGAACCCCATGTCTAAGGAGGTTTCATGGCTTACATGGAGCAGATGCAATCGAGCCTGAAGTACCTGGTCGAGGCGGCGGAAACCGGGCGGCGCAGTGCGGACGGCATGCTGACCCCGGTCAACGGTGCGATCCGCGAACTGACCGGCGCTGCGTCCGAGCTGGAGAACATCCCGTTTGTTGGTCCCGCCATCGGCGCCAAACTTCAGCGAGTGATGCGCGGCGTCGACGCGGCTCAGGCCAAGGTCGGTCAGGTGGTGGCGGTGTACGGCCGAGCCACTCGCGCGGCGGCTGAAGTGCAGGATCGGCTGGGTACGTTGAAGGAACAGGCGGGCAAGGCGGCCACGGCGATCAACAGCGTCGCCGGCAAGGTCAGTCCGTCGCTGGCCAACATCGTGCCCACCAGTTCCTTTGCCGTGGAGGCCACGCCGGCGCCGGAGGCGGTGAAGCCGTTCCCGCATCTGATGATCATTCAGCCGCGCGATCCGAAGATTGAGCCGTATTACTTCAACCTGGACACGGCAGCGTTCGACGAGCTGAGCCGTTCAACCGAATTCCGTTGGGCTTCGCAGGAGCGGCTGACGCGCCGCCCGGCGAAGCAGGCCATCGGTATGGGCGATGAAAAGTTGACGCTCAAGGGCACGATCTATCCGGGCTTCAAAGGCGGTTTAAAGCAGCTCGACACGCTGCGTTCCATCGGGGCCAGGCTGCAACCGCTGACCCTGACCACCGGCTATGGCGAGGTGATCGGGACGTGGTGCCTGAAAAACATCAACGAGGAACAGTCCGCGCTGCTGCACGGCGGGATTGCTCGCAAACAGGGGTTCACTTTGGAGTTTGAGCGTTATGGCGACGACATGCAGGACGTCTGACGGCGACATGCTCGATGTCATTTGCAACAACGTTTACGGCCATCTGAATGGCAGCGTCGAGGCCGTGCTCGATGCCAATCAGGGGCTGGCCGATGAGCCTCAGCCGTTCCGGTCCGGTGTGATTATCGTCCTCCCGGATCTGCTGAGTCCGACCAGTGAGGGCGTCAGCTTGTGGGATTGACCCGGGGAGAGGCCTTCGCCGGCGCCGCCTCGCGTTACGCGTAACGACACCTTGTTTTTCTGACCCGCCTTGTGCGGGTTTTTGATTGGGAAAAATCCATGACTCCGATGTTTCGCATTGTCGCCGATGGCGCCGATGTCACGGCCAAGATCAATGATCGCCTGTTGTTGCTACGCACTTCTGACAAGCCGGGCATGGAGTCCGACGAGTTCGAGTTGCGTATCGACGACCGTGATGGGCAGGTTCAATTGCCACGGCGTGGCAGTTCAATCGAGATCTACCTGGGCTATGCCGAAATGACCTTGACGCGTATGGGCAGTTACACCGTCGACACGGTCGAGGTGTCAGGCCCGCCGGACACGATCGTGATCAAGGGCAAGGCCAGCGACATGCGTGGCAGCGGCAAGACCATCCGTAGCGGAAGCTGGGAAGACGTGCCGCTGTCGAAGATCGTGGCTGACGTTGCCGCGCGCAATGGCTGGCAGCCGATGTGCCCGGTGTCGACCAAGGTCGCCCGGGTCGACCAGCTCAACGAGTCCGATTTTAATTTCATCACCCGGCTGGCCAAGCAGTACGACTGCACGGCCAAGGTCGCCGACGGCAAGCTGTTGGTGATGCCCCGCCAAGGTGGCCAGACGGCCAGCGGCAAAGCGTACGGCGCCATTACCCTGACCCGACGCGACCTCAGCCGTTGGCAATTCAGTCTCGGCGATCGCAACTCGCACAAGGCGGTGGCCACCAAGCATCAGGACAAAAAGAACGGCAAGCTCGCGGTGGTCACCATTGACAACGATGACGCACCGTACGGCCTGCCGGCAGTGCATACCGACCGCCATATCTACCCGAACAAAACGGCTGCAGAAGCGGCGGCCAAGGCCCGTCTTTCGGCGTTCAACCGCTCGACCGCTGATGTGCGGCTTGAGATGCCCGGCCGGACGGACATCTTCGCCGAGCGCCCCATCATCGCTCAGGGTTTCAAGTTCGGGCTTGATGGCGAGTACTTGGCGGATTCCGTCGAGCAGGTGTTCACCCAGTCCGGCTGGTCGACCACGGTCGAATGCAACGCCGGCAAAGCCGGTAAATCCAAGGGCAAGAAAAAGAAAGGGCCGAAACCACCCCTCAAGGTTGTGAACATCGAGAAGCAGTAACCACATCCCATCGCCGCCTGAGTGCGGTTTTTTTATGTCTGGAGTTTGTATGTCCATCACTGAACAGCAGCTGCAAAGCATCATGCCCAACGCCCGCCGCCAAGCGGGCGTTTTTGTATCCGCCCTCAACGCAGCCATGGCTCATCGGCAGATCAACACGCCGAAACGCCAAGCCGCGTTTCTGGCGCAAGTTGGTCACGAGTCGGGTCAGCTGCAGTACGTCCGGGAACAGGGCGGCGAGCAGTACCTGAGCAAATACGATACCGGCAACCTGGCTGCAAAACTGGGCAACACGCCGGCAGCAGATGGTGATGGCCAGCGCTATCGCGGTCGCGGCCTGATCCAGGTCACCGGCCACGACAATTACCTGCGCTGCAGCTTGGCGCTGTTCGGTGACGAGCGATTGCTGCGTACGCCTGAGCTGCTGGAGCTGCCGCAGTGGGCCGCCGAGTCGGCCGCATGGTTCTGGTCCGTGAATGGGCTGAACGCGCTGGCCGATCAAAACGAATTCAACACGATCACCCGCAGGATTAACGGCGGCCTCAATGGCCTGCAGGATCGGCTGGAGTTGTGGGGGCGGGCGAGGGCGGTGTTATGAGTTTCGGCGAACTGATCCCGGCGCCGTATCGGCTGCTGGCAAAAGGCGTGCTGCTGGCCGTCTTGGTCGGTGGTTCTGCGTCCATTACCTGGCAAGTACAGGATTGGCGCTACGGCAAACAGCTCGCAGAGCAGGCCCGACTCCACACTGAAACGCTCAACCAACTGAATCAGGCCTCGGCCGCGCGACAGCGTGCCGAACAGGACAAACGCCTCGCGCTTGAGCAGCGCCTGGCAACCAGTGAACAGAAACATTATCGAGTCTTGAGCGATGTCCAACGTGATCAAAGTCGCCTACGCGACCGCCTTGCCACTGCTGATCTGCGCCTGTCAGTCCTACTCGACTCCACCACCGGCGCTGGCAACGGATCGGTGTCAGCCACCACCGCCACCGGCGGCGTGGTTCATGGCTCCACAAGAGCCGAACTTGACCCAGCGCATGCTCAACGAATTATCGGCGTCACCGATGACGGCGACCGGGGGCTGATTGCCTTGAGAGCGTGTCAGGACTATGCAAGGCGTGTCTCGACTACCAAGCCTGCTGAGGATGTTGCGCCATGAAAACTGACTTATTTATTTTCGATGGCGCAACCTTATTGGAGAGTCGCGTTATTCGCTTGTGGCGGTGGTACTAGTAACTTTTCCGTCAGCGAACACTACCTTCAGCCCGGGGCAAGGCACGTCACTCTGGCTGCACTGGTAAGTGACCGACTTGGCTGTCAGCTCACCCGCTTTGTTCTTGTAGAACGAAATCTTATGTCGATCCAGACCAAAAGCGGCATAGGCCAAGCACTCTGGGTCGCCCGTCCGTACGTCCCGCTGGATTGCTCGCGATGCTTGTTCACTACTGAGCTGACGCGAAGCAACGAGATGCTCCATCACGGTTGGATCTTGGAAGCCTTTCTTGATGCGAAAACTGCCACAGGCTGCATAGGCATCTTCATTGGTGTCGCTGGTCCAGCCACTTTCATAAGCGCTGGATGGTTGGTTGGAGCATGCCGCCAGTTGAGATACAACCAGCAGAACCAGCATTTTTTTCATCATAGAGGCAACGTCCTTAATCAATAAAAGAAGCGGTCGGATTGGATGCGTCAACATCCATTCCGACCGCCGTCCCTGCAGATTGCCCCTGCAAGTCCAGCCAAGGCTCCTGCTTCGTGCACAAAGCGCGGGGGAGCCTAGCACCTGTTTATCCATACAGTAAAGGTCTTGCTATATATGTCTACACCCATCATCCCTTGGATGGGCGGCAAACGCCGCCTGGCCGATCGCCTCATTCCGCTTTTTCCGCCACACGAATGCTATGTCGAAGTTTTTGCCGGCGGTGCCGCGCTGTACTTCATGAAGCCTCAACCATCGCCGGTCGAAGTCCTCAACGACATCAACGGCGACCTGGTCACGCTTTACCGCGTCGTGCAGAACCACCTCGAAGAATTTGTGCGTCAATTCAAATGGGCGCTCAGCTCGCGCCAGGTGTTCGAATGGCAGAAGATGACCCGCCCCGAAACTCTCACCGACATCCAGCGTGCCGCTCGATTCTTCTACCTGCAGCACCACGCCTTCGCCGGCAAGGTCTCCGGTCAGACTTTCGGGACGGCGACGACTGCCCCGGCCATCAACCTGCTGCGCATCGAGGAAAACCTCTCGGCTGCGTGGCAGCGCCTGTCCGGCACCTACGTCGAAAATCTCCCCTGGCTTGAATGCGCGGAACGTTATGACCGTGCCCACACGTTCCACTACATGGACCCGCCTTACTGGCGGACCGCCGGTTACGGCGTGGACTTTCCGTTCGAGAGTTACGAGCGGATGGCCGAATTCATGCGTCGCTGCAAAGGTAAGGTGATGGTCAGCATCAACGACCACCCGGATATCCGCCGTGTGTTCGAGGGCTTCCATTTTGAAACGCTGGACATTCGCTACACCACTGCCAATCAGCGCCAAGGCAAAGCCGAGGTGAGCGGCGAGTTGGTGATTATGAACTGGACACCAGAATCTCTGGGAGGCTTGTTTTGATGATGAGCAGAGCGGCGGAACCAGCCTGCCGGCGTCTGGTCATCCAATGTAGGAAGGTTTGGTTGCCGTGCCTCAGAAAAAAGACGCCCACACCGGGGCGAGGTGGGGGGCTATTGAACATAAATGGCGTTCAGCGACGGAAAAAAGAAGTGAGCAGAAGCTATTGCAGATTGGTGCATTGTGATGGCAGTCTGCTGGCAATCGGAGCAGTGTCGTCTGGGTAGTCCCTACAAGGAAAAAGTATGATTATCGGATTGTTGGTTCGGAACTTTAAAACGTATCAAGCCATCAATTACATAAAGCTTTCAAATGGAAAGCACTTTAGCGCACTGGTCGGGGAAAATGGAGCTGGAAAAAGCTCCGTACTAGAGGCCTTGAATAGTTTTTTTAATGGAGCAGACTGGAACTATCATCACTCTTTAGCGAAAGGATTTGCGGAGCGAGAGCCGTTTATATGTCCTATTTTCCTAATAAAGAAAGATATATTGCCGAGCCTCGGTGAATTTCAATGGTTCGTAGAGAAGGTCAGCGAGCTGACATGGTCCGCCGGCATCGGCGACTTCAATCCGGCTCACAAGCCACATGCAGAATTATTTTGTGAACACAGAGAGGAACTGATAGCGGAGGGATACAATAGCAGTAATTACTACCTGATCCCGTTCGGATTGAAAAAAGAACAAAAATACTCTTTACCATCAATATTTTTTTCGATGTTCGAAACGCTCCCGGCATACAACTCACTAATCAACAACTACATTAGCTCTGGAGGTGCAATAGCGTCATTGCAACAGAGGATCAATGAATACTATAAGTTCATCTACTTACCAGCCGATATCGACTTTAAAGAATACACAAAAATTGAAGGCCGAACAATTCAAGCTCTGCTTGGACAAAAGCTTGACACAATTGTCAGGGCTTTCATCAAGCGGGAGGATGTTCAAAAAATCAACGCTCAACTAAATGAGTTTCTCGGTTCAATATCAGAGAAGTTAGGTGTTTATGAATACAGAAAGCCAGCACAAAAACAAAATCTCGTAAACCAATCTCATTTAACTGAGAAAGTCATTGAAGCCTTCTTCGAATGAAAGGTCCTTAACCGGAAAGATGGGCGAGAGCGAACGCCTGTTAGCGACTTGAGCTCTGGTGAGAAGCGGCAAGCACTGGTCGACGTAGCCAAGGCTTTCCTTTTGGCAAATGCAGCGCCTACGCACCAGCAAATTGTCTTGGCGATAGATGAGCCTGAATTGTCACTGCACGTATCGTCTTGCTTCAGTCAATTTGAAAAGTTAAGAGAGATAGCGGAGTCGAAGATTCAAGTAATAATTACAACTCACTGGTACGGCTTCATGCCGATTATATCTAACGGCGTAGCTGTGTATTGCCCTAAAAGTGACCAACCTCCGTTATTGTTAGATCTCCGGTGTTTTAGAGAAGACATTAAAAAATTAAAAGCTGATACAAAGGGAGAACTTCCTGCCGAGCTAGAACTTAAAGGAATTAACGATCTTGTCCAATCTATTATCGCCTCGATTACGAGTTCCGATTATAGATGGATTATCTGTGAGGGATCGGCAGACAGTATCTACTTGAATCATTACCTAAAAGATTCCAAACTATTCGTGGTCCCTGTTGGCGGTTCACCAACAGTCAAGAAAATTTTTAGTTATTTGCATCTGGCTTTAGAGGATTCAAGAAGCGATATCCGGGGTAAAGTTTACTGCCTAATTGATACAGATAAGCGCTTCGAGTCGTTTGACGGGAAGGATTCTATATCAGGGATACTGATTCGCAGACTGAAGAACAGCGAGGAAACTTGTCGCACCGAATTATTGAAAACCAGCGACAACAATGCATCACCCCCGACAGTTATAGAAGACACGTTGAACGCAGCCAGTTTTATCAAAGCCATTCAAAATTTCAAATCCCATGGAGTTTACGGACCGTTGATTGCGCGACTATCAACCGCACTGTCATCAGAAAACGATGCTTGGCCGTCAAGCTTGTCTTTAAATTTAAACTTCACGGATCGGAGAGCAATGGAACAGCTATTCGATTCAGAGGGTTTCAAAGTAAAGTTTGCACTAAAATATGTTGAGTTGGACGATCCAGTGAACAAGCCTGGCTGGGTTACAGAAATTGAAAATTTCCTCTCGGCTGCAGCTCCCAAGCCTGCTAAACCGGTACGAAAACCGTCTAAGACGAGCTGACGATACTCACATTCGTCCATGCTTTCGACGAACGACAGTCGTTGACCAAATACGGCGCGCTAGCGCCGTTCTCTAGTACTGCCGCAGTCTAGTGATCGCGTCTGTAATCGATGCTGCATTTCTGTCCAACGTCTCCAAGGCCA